ACGGCAAGCTAGACGCTCAAGATTTCAAGATGATCCGTAAAGAAGAGACTGTCGCTGAAGAAGCTCAAACTCCTGCACCTGAGAGACATTATGTTACTCCAGCTACAGAAGCAAATCGTTTCCGTGGCGTAGAGAGTTCAATTCGTGAAATTATGTCTCAGAATCGTGATATTCGTAAGATTGCAAAAGAAGAAGAGTTCAACAGGAACAAGTAATTGACTATTATTGCTAATAAAATTGTATTGCTCAACAACGGGGTACAGCAAAAAGAACTTAAGAACAACGAAAGAGTTCAAGTAAAAATGTCTGGTGACCCCGTTGTACGCATTACTCCAAGTGTAGCGGTTGTTCGTCATTCTGAGTTTGTTGAAAAGTCTTCGGATTAAAAACGATAAGTAAGTAACTGAAGAACAAATCTTCTAAACCGGCCGGGCGGATTCCCGAGTATCAAGGAGAAGAAAATGGCACTATGGGGTAATAATGATGCTGGCGCTATTCAAGGCACAAGCATTGCAGCAACCAACGGCAGCGCGGCTGTCACTGGCACAGGCACAAAGTTTCAGGTAGATTTTCAGCCAGGCGATGTTCTACGCATTGTTTCAGGCACGACTTCAAGAAACCGTGTTCTATCAATCACTAGCAATACGGCTCTAACACTTTCAGACGTATTTCCTGGCTCATCAGCAACAGTTGCCGCTGCAAACGTAACAATTCAGCAGCAACCAAAGTATGCTTATTTCGATGGAAATACTCCTACTGGTCAGAACAACATTTCTACAATCTTCGGCATCGACACATCAGAAATTGCTGCTGGTGGCGATAACGTAACAAGCATTGGCTTGATTCAAGGCGGCGGCGTTTACGTTGAAGCTCCTGTTGTTACTCTTGCTGGTCCTACTGCACTAACAATTGCAACAACAGCAGTCAACACAACTACCGAAAATATCACAGTAACCAATCACGGCTTACTGACTGGTACAAAGCTAACATACGGCGCTGCTGGCGGCACAGTTCTCGGTGGTCTATCAGACGCTACTGCTTACTATGTAATCAATACTGGTGTTAACACCTTCCAGTTGGCATCATCACTATCAAATGCTCAAGCTGGCACTTATATCAATTTAAGCGGCACAGGCAACAGCAGCCAGACACTAACTGGTGACACTGCAACTGCTACAGCAGCTATCTCTGCTGGCGCTGTAACTGCAATTACAGTAACAAACGTAGGCTCTGCTTATCTAGCGGTTCCTGCTGTTACAGTTGACGTTCCAGTATTGACTGTTGCTACTGCTTCTGTTAATACTACGCTCGACACAGTAAACTATACAACACACGGTCAAGCTGCTGGCGCTTCACTGAAGTACTTTAATTCAACAGGCACTGCTGCAACAGGTCTAGCAAACAATACAACATACTATGTTGCAACTGCTGGTCTAACTGCTAACGCCTTTGAAGTTAAGGCTGCAAACACAACTGGTACTCTAGCTGCTACTGTAGCTGTTAGCGGCACTACTGGTCAGTTCACTTGCGGTGCTTCAACACTAGCTGCTGCTGATCGTGTTACTATTACTGGTACACGTGCAGGCACAGGCACTATTACTGGCTACGCAACAGGAACTACATATAAGGTTTCTGCTGTAACTGGTACATCGCCAAACGTTACTGGCTTTACTCTAACTACTGAAGCTGGCGGCGCACTAACAACAAGTGCTGGTACTCTAACTGGTCTAACTTATACAACTGAAACAGTTATTGATATCAGTGGTACAGGTAACAATGCTCAGTACTTCCAGATTGTTGGCGGCACTGCTGCAACTGCTACTGCTACATTAGGCTCAGGTCAGCCCGCTAAGATGAACGCTGGGTGGGTCAAGCGTACAGTAGGCACCGGCGGTCGTGCTGGTCGTGTACAGTACGAGACACTAGTTGCTATGCGTACTGTCACTGGTAACGATATTGACGATATCGCCTTCCCAGACAGTTGATAGCTAGTTGATAAAATATGGGGCGTATCTGTAATAGGGTACGTCCCAGTTTCTTCACATTTTGTAAACTAACGGATAAGTTATAATGTCATCAAACGGTCCAAAGAAATTCACTGATCTTCCTGTAGCCAACACTCGGTTGTCAACGGATAGACTTGTAATTTTATCCAATGCAGCATCTACTGCTGTACTCAAAACTATTTCTGTAGCTAATCTAGGCACTGTAGGCTATACAGGCAGTATTGGTTACGGCGGCTCTGTCGGCGCTACTGGTTATACTGGTTCACTAGGCTATACTGGCTCTGTCGGCGCTACTGGTTATACTGGTTCACTAGGCTATACTGGCTCTGTCGGCACAGCAAACGCCTCTGCTCAATACACTTGGTCAAACACTCAGACATTTAGCAACACAATCACATTCAGCGCAAATGCTGGTATATCATTAGGCAGCAGTTCAAAAGCTGCTAATGGTTATACGTATTTGCCCAACGGTGTACTCATGCAATGGGGTACTGTTGTTGCTAACAACTCTACAGGCAACGCTACATTCTCGGTTGCGTTTCCAACTGCTTGCCAGCACGTTTCTATGAACGTCATCGGCTCTGCTAACGTAGCATATCATGTTGCTGCTCCAAACACTACTGTAGCGACTATTCGCACAGGTTCAACAACAACCGCAATTAGCGTAGAGTACCTCGCCATAGGATATTAATTTTTAATGAATGAAAAACTTGACGAAACAAATTTTCTACTTTATGCTGCAAAATATTATAACAACGCTCAATGTTATGACACGCTAGAGTTTTATGATGACTTAAAGAGATTTAAGTACATCCGTAGACTATTCAACATATACGCAGAAACAGGCGATCTTAGAGAAAGACTGATATTAAATCATATCATCATTCTCTACAATATCTTTGGTGTTACAGCAGCAACAAGGCTATTGTTCTTCAAACTGCATGACCACAAGGAAATGCTGAAACCGTTCCTTGAACTTCTTAACTATATGCCTGACAGAATTATAAATATAGGTATAACTGGCGAAACAATTTTGAATGAGAAAATAATTTCTAATCCAGACATACAAGACAAGTTAAGGAGAATTTAATGGCTAAGAAGCTCAAAGACTTTAAACCAAAAATGTGTTCAGACTGCGGCAAAACCCCTTGCGCTTGTATGTCAGAAGCCCGTTTAGATGAAGGCCGTCCTTCACAGAGACATCCATTAGAAGGTCACGAATACCACAAGAAGTCTGATGCGGCATTGATTCACATTGCTAAAGATGCACATGCTGCTGCTGAAGCAATGAAGAGCCACAACACAACTGCTGAGAACAAATACCGCGATCAAGCAAATGACTCCGCCACAGTGAGACATTTCAGAAAGACCAACGGTATGCCAACTTGGTATAAAAAGAAATATGGACACAGTACTAACGAAGAAGTCGAGCAGGTGGATGAAAAGGCATCTGATAAAGAAGTCAAGATGGCTACAGGTATTCCACACGATAAACGTTATGTAAGCGGCAATATGACAGGTGCCATTTCCGCTATCGAAAAGATTCGTAAAAATCTGTCAAAACATCCTCGCGTTGCTGCTTCATTAAAGGCAGCAAACGAAGAAGTCGAGCGGATTAATGAAAAACTCGAAACAGAAACAATTAAACATCCTAAAGGAGAACGTCCCAAAGGTATTGGTTGGGTATTAAAATCTGCTGGCGAACAAACTGGTAAAGATCATAGCGTTTGGGAACGTAAGTTTAAGCGTGTTGGTGGCGTCAAGGAAGAAGTTCAGGCTGTCGATGAAGCAGTGTCAAAGAAGAAAAGAGTCATGAGTTTCATGAGTCACGATCCAGAAGCTGGTCAACGTATTCTAGCTATGGGTAAAAAAGAACGTGAAGAAAAGAAAGCATTTAAAAGCGGTCAAAGCGAAATTAATCGTCTAAAAAGAATGGACGAAGAAGTTGAAATGTTTGAAGCTGTTGATCCAGTAGAGGCACGTGACATTCTTAAAAAGCACGGTGGCGCAGACGAAGACTTTCATGCGTTACCTTCTGAACATAAGAATTCGCTTCATCATCTAGCATATAAGTTCAAGCACAATCCAGGCAAAAGTGCTTCTGGCTCACGCGCAAGAATGTTTCATGCACATCTAAAGCGCCAAGCTGCTAAGGCAGACAAAGCACAGGCTGATGTACAAAAGCTAACAAAAGAAGAGCATGACTACGAGTACGAGATGGCTCGCAATCAACTAGCAACTTCTTCTCGTTCTATTGAGCGTCTAATGAGTATGCTCAAGGGCGAAGGCAATCTAGAAGCTTGGGTACAGTCTAAGCTAACTATGGCTGCTGACTATCTAGACACTGTTGCTGATTACATGGAATCGGATAAGAAAAACTAAATGAAAAAGTTCTCGCATTTTTATTCTGAAGCCAAGAAAATGAAAGGAGCCGATCCTTGCTGGAAAGGCTACGAGATGATTGGCAAGAAAAATAAGAACGGCAAAGAAGTTCCTAACTGTGTTCCTGTAAAAGAAGAGATCATCACTGAACGCGGTGCAGATTCTAAAGGCTATTATCGTTCAACAGAATCTGGTGCTGGTCTAACTCGTAAAGGTGCAAAGCACTTCGGTATTCAGACTGCTGTTACTGGTAAAGTTAAACCAGGTTCAAAAGCTGCTGGTCGCCGTAAATCTTTCTGCGCTCGCATGAGTGGAATGCCTGGGCCCATGAAAGACGAAAAGGGCAGACCAACACGTAAAGCTGCTTCTTTGAAGAGATGGAGATGCCGATCATGAAAACATTCAGCCAGTTCAATGAAGACGGTGCAGCACCTACAGTAACGACTGCTGGTGTTGCTGGAGCTGGCGATAACCCACAAAAGATTGTTCTTGTTTCCAAAAAGAAACAAAACAAATATCAGAAGGCTGGAGAGAAGAGTGAGAAAGAACTCGGCACTCAACTCCGTAGATTGATGGGATCAGTTAATGTTTAGTTTTATACCATTACCCTATAAGATTTTAATTATAGCTTTTCTCATGGCTGGCGCTATTGCTATGGGCTATGTAAAAGGTCTAGATAAATCAAAACAAATTCTTGCTGAATATGAAGCAAAGGCTAATGCTCAAATTGCGGAACTTGAAAAGAAAAATAGCGAAATAAGTAATAAAGTGATAACTGAGTATGTTGATAAAGTAAGAACGGTAAAGGAAAAAGAATATGTTTACAGAGATCAAGCCCAAACTGTTGTGCCTTCTCGCGCTGAATTGTCTTCTGGCTGGGTGTACCTCCACGACTCTAGTACCCAAGGCTTACCTGCCGTCCCCGCCAGAAGTGCTGATGAGGCCGCCTCAGGAATTAAAGACACTGTTGCCCTTGCAACCATCGTCGGAAACTACTCAGTCTGTATCCAAAACGCCCAGCAACTCGCAGGACTCCAACAGTGGCTCAACGACACCAAAGCCGCAGTAGATAAAGCAAATCCAAAGGAACAAGGAAAGTAAATTATGAATGAGAAACAAAAACTAATTTCATGGATCATGCGTGTGACAGTTCTTGTGCTTGCAAGTGTCACTGTTGCTGTTGTTACTGTGTTAATGTTTGGTATTTTTTTGCCAAATGATCAGATCGACAACAAAGATATTCTTGCACTGATCGGCCCAGCATTTAACACAGTTATCGGCGCGTTTGTCGGCTTACTTGGCGGTCTATCTCTATCTGATAAAGAACAGACTCTTCCTCCCCCTCCAGCTCCTACACCTGAGCCAGAGCCAGAAGTACTAAGCGAGTAATATTTGTCATGGCGAATGAGTTAGAAACTAGAGTTGCAGTACTTGAACATGACGTTTCGCAAATGTCTAGTTTCTTCTCTAAGCTTGACTCAACAATGGAGAAGATGACTGATATCTCTTCTTCAATTAAAGAAATGCTGGCGGTACACGACATGAAGATTATCAAGAGCGAAGAACATACAGAAAATCTTTATTCGTTGATTGAGAAAAGACGTTATCAGTCTGAAACACAACATCAAATAATTCAAAACAAAATTTCAGAGACGGAAAAGGAAATTAAACGCGATATGGACGATTTTCAAAAATCTGTTATTTCTGAAATGAAAGACATGCGTAAAGAATTAAAAGAGTATTACCAAGCCTCTCAGAAAAACGCTGGTATCTTGGATAAAGGTAAACTTGTTCTCACTGCTATTGGCATTCTTCTTACCTTTATTCTCTACAAGCTAGGTGTAATTCCGTTCGTTAAATTCTAAAAATCCTATTGACAAATCTCAGGACTAGTGTATAATCAGTTCTGTCAGCATCATGTTAGTGAGATTTTATAATGGACAATACCTGGATTGACGTAAAGTATGCTACGCTTATCTCTACGCGGCTGCAACTTTTCAAAATCAAAACGCACAATCCCTTTCTTGCAAATCTTAGGTGCCCACTCTGCGGTGACTCTGAGAAAAACAAACTCAAAGCGAGGGGATACCTTTTTCAGAAATCTACAAAACTTTATTACAAGTGCCATAACTGTGGTGCTTCACAAAGCTTTGCTAAGTTTCTTTCTAAGGTCGATCTCTTGCTGCATGAAGAGTACAGCAAAGAACACTATCTAAACAAAGAACATATTGCTTATAAGCCAAAAGAGTCCATCATGCCCACGATGGATCCACCTCGCTTTCTTGCTGCTGGCTCTCCTCTTAAGAAGCTTAAGAAGATATCTCAGCTACAGTGGGATCATCCAGCAAAGACGTACATCGTTAATCGCAAGATACCAAATGAGTTTCATGCACGATTGTTCTATTGTGCTAACTTTGCACAGTGGGTGAATACGATTGTTCCAGATAAGCTGGATGAAAAGTTCAAATCACCAAGACTTATTATTCCATTTCTAGATGAGAATAGAAATCTCTTCGGCTTTCAAGGTCGCTCTTTTGACCCCAAATCCAATCTAAGATATATAACAATCATGCTAGATGATAGGCCGAAAATATTTGGACTAGATTTAATAAATAAGGAGCTGCCTGTTTATGTTTTTGAAGGCCCAATTGATAGTATGTTTATACCTAATAGCTTGGCAATGGCGGGTGCCGATGTTAAGCTTGACTCAGATTTTAAAGATGTAGTGTATGTGTTTGATAATGAACCGCGAAACAAAGAGATTGTGTTTCGCATAGACAAGTGTATTGACAAAGGTTATAAAGTTGTTATCTGGGACAGAACGTTTGTTCAGAAAGATATCAACGACATGATCATGGCAGGCAACGATGCAGAACACATCAAGATCGTTCTTGATAAGAGAACGTTTAGGGGGATCGAGGCTAAAGCAGAATTAATGCACTGGAGAAAATGCTAATGGCGAGATTGTCTGAAGACATGAGACGAGTTGACTACAGCGTAGAAGGCTCTTACGAGGTACTTCCTATTGGTACCGCAAACGAACTTCGGGTTCTTAGGACTCTTGCCCGATCTCTCATAGAACGAACCTTAGATGTAAACGAAAGTTTAAGCGATGTTAAAGAATTCTATAGAAAACAATGTTATCTAAAAGATGACATTTTCTAATAGCGAATTAAAATTAAACAAAAACGATCATCCTCTCGCAGAGCAAATCTGTAAACTAATCTGTGTAGAGGAAGGTGTGCCGCCAGACAAAGAAGTTACTGGTCTAGGCGTTAGCATAGATACGTATACGCAGTACAAATATTGGCAATATAGATTGCCTATGGTTAGAAAAATTCTAGATTTGATTGAGAACGGAGAATAATTTATGCTACAAGAAGTGAATTTAATTGGCGTTACAAAGCCAAGCATGTATACAGGATGTTCTACCGCAAGTCAACTAGTCGCATGGGCAGCAAGAGTTTCTAACCCATCAAATCAAAACAACACACAGACAGCAAGTAAGCTTGTACGTTACTTGATCAAAAATCAACACTGGTCGCCTTTAGAGATGGTACATATCTCTATGGAAATCAAGACTACCCGTGATATTGCTCGACAAATTCTTCGTCACCGATCTTTTTCTTTTCAAGAATATTCTCAGCGTTATGCTGATCCCACGAAAGACTTAGCATTTACTACACGTGACGCTAGGTTGCAAGATACAAAAAACAGACAAAACTCTATCGACACAGAAGATAAAGCTTTACATGAAGAATGGAATATGTTACAATATTCTATAATGGACAACGCTCGCAAAGCGTATAAGTGGGCAGTCGAAAAGGGTATTGCAAAAGAACAAGCCCGAGCAATCTTACCAGAAGGTATGACTGAATCTGTTATCATCATGGCAGGTAGTCTACGCAGTTGGATTCACTACTGTCAGCTACGCATGGACGTAGCAACTCAAAAAGAACATCGTGAAGTAGCAATGAAATGCTGGGACATTATCGGTGGGCATTTTCCAGATATCATTGAAGCGTTCACTGAAATCAAGGAACTTGAAGACACAAAAAAGAGTGTATAATTATGACAAACTTAGTTGAAAATCTACATAAAGAACGTGGCTCTCGTTACGGCAGCTGGCAACAACAAGCAGCAGTAGCACAAGCAATTAAGCAAGCATATAAGTTAGGCAACAGTTATGACAATTGCAATGATGCTGTTTTAGAAAAGCTAGATATGCTTGCTAACAAGCTATCTCGTATTGTCAACGGCGATCCAGAGTATCAAGATAGCTGGGACGATATCGCAGGATATGCATTACTTCCTCATTCAGATAAAGCGGAATAATAATAAAAATGAATACAGTTACCAAGCGCGATGGCTCAAGAGAATCGTTAGATATTGAAAAATTTCACAAAGTTATTTCATGGGCGTGTGAAGGTATTACTGGCGTATCTGTTTCAGAAATTGCGCTGAAGTCACACATTCAATTTTATGATAAGATTAAGACTTCTGATGTTCAAGAAACAATCATCAAAGCATCTTCAGAGTTGATTACAGAAGAGAATCCAAACTATCAGTACGTTGCTGGTCGTCTTATCAATTATAATCTTCGCAAAGAAGTTTACGGCAAGTACGAGCCAGATAATTTGCTTTTGCATGTGAAGCGTGTAGTCAAAGACGGCTACTATGATCGTGAACTTCTAGATGTATATTCAGAAGACGAATTTAATATTGCTAATAGTTTTATTGATCACAATAGAGACAGTCTATTGACTTATGCTGCCATGGAACAGTTCCGCGGCAAGTATCTAGTAAAGAATCGCGTCACTAAGAAGTTTTATGAAACTCCTCAGATGGCTTACATTCTAATCTCTATGACACTATTTTCTAAGTACTCTAAAGATACTAGAATGAAGTGGGTAAAAGACTACTACGATGCTATCAGCACGTTTGATATCTCTTTACCTACACCGATTATGGCTGGTGTTAGAACACCACAGAGACAGTTCTCTTCCTGTGTTCTAATCGAAACGGAGGACTCTCTTGATTCAATTAATGCAACATCTTCTGCTATCGTTAAATACGTTTCTCAAAAAGCTGGCATCGGTATTGGAGGTGGCAGTATTCGGGCTTTGGGTTCTCCTATTCGGAACGGCGATGCATCTCATACTGGGGTTATTCCTTTCTATAAGCTTTTTCAGTCTGCTGTTAAGTCATGCAGTCAGGGCGGTGTACGGGGCGGTGCTGCGACCCTTTACTACCCGATCTGGCACTTAGAGATTGAAGACCTATTAGTACTCAAGAACAACAAAGGCACAGAAGACAATCGTGTCCGTCACATGGACTATGGTGTCCAATTCAACAAGGTGATGTATGAGCGACTTATTACGAACGGTAATATTACCCTCTTCTCACCGAATGACGTACCAGAACTCTACGAGACCTATTTCACAGACTCAGAAAAGTTTAGAGAGCTATATGAACGAGCAGAGAAAAATCCAAAGCTTAGAAAAAAGCAAAT